CGGCGGGCTCACCGGCAGACCAGATCGAAGACACATGCCTCAGCGATAAAGATCGCCGTTACAAGAAGGGTTTGCGCACGCCCGGCCAGGCATCCATTGGCCTCAACGCTGACCCCACCAATGCAAGCCACGTCCGCGTGCATCAGCTTTCCGAAGCGGATGACGAGGACAACATCAAGTGGGCCATTGGTTGGGCCGATGGGGCTGCTCCGCCGACCTTGAATGAGGCGGGTGATGACTTTGAATTTCCCAAAACGCGCACCTGGTGTGCCTTTGAGGGTTATGTGGCCGACTTCCCGTTCTCTTTCGCGGCAAACGCAGTGGTTGCCTCGACCGTTTCCATTCAGCGTTCCGGCGGTCTCGCCTGGATCCGCAAAACCATCTAAGGGCTTTCCATGAACCTCAAGCAACTCAAAGCCAAAGGCGGCATCGTCGACGGCGCACTGGTTAAAAAAGAAGTCACCTGGGTCCACGCCGACCCGGCCACCGGCAAGGACGTGACTGATAAATTCAACGTGCATATCCGTCGCCAGTCGTTCGGTGTCATCGAGCGCCTGTTTGCCCCGGGCGAAGCCGAGCAAAGCCGCAACGCCAAGTACATCGCGGCCAGCGTGTTTCTGGGTGAAGAGGGTGCTGAAGCGCTTAGCTACGAAGACGCCTTCAGCCTGGAGTCTTCCCTGGGCTTTGCCATCCTCACCGCGGTCAATGAAGCCAACGGCACCGGGAAGGATCAAGCAAAAAACTAAGCGCCTCCGATGAGTTCTGGCACGAACTGGTGCTGAACCGCATCGGAGGCAGCACCATTGCCGAAGCCAAGGAGCGGCTAACCCACCGCGAAGTGCTGGACTGGATCGCTTATCGAGAAAAGTACGGCACTCTCGATCAAAACCGGCGCCTGGAGCGTCACTTCGCGTTGCTCACTCACCTGACCAGCAGGGTGGCTGGCGGGAAAATGGATCTAAGCGATTTCATGGTTTACAGCCAGGCAGAAGGGACGATCAGTCTGGAAGAGGCCATGGCGACATGGAAGTGAGGCTTAAGGGCGCCGCTGCGGCTTTTTCGAGATGCAGCCAAAACAGGACACCAAACCCGCCCCGGCGGGTTTTTTCACATCTGGAGATTGATAAATGGCCTCGCGCTCACTCGGCACGTTGACGCTCGATCTCATTGCGCGCATTGGCGGCTTTGAGCAGAACATGGATCGCGCCTCCCGCTCTGTGTCCCGGACTGCGTCGGTGGCCAGCGCATCCTCACGGGAAGTACTCACACTGCAAAATAGCTTCAGGTCGTTGGCCAGTGTCGCCGCCAGTATTGCGGGACCGTTGGCTGCAGCCCTGAGCGTCAAAGGTGTGTACGACATGACAGAGGCCTATGGCACTCTGACAAACCGTTTAAAGCTTGTGACCAGCAGCTCAGCGGAGTTGGTAGCTGCTCAATCGGCGGTGTTCAACATCGCTCAGGCATCGGCTCAGCCTTTGGCCTCGACCGCAGAGCTTTATCAACGCATTGCCACCAACCAGGAAGCGCTAAAGCTCTCCGGTGAGGGCGTGGCGGGTGTCGTCGGTACCATCAGTAAAACCCTCGCGGTGTCCGGCGCGTCCGCAGAAAGTGCCAACGCTGCATTGATTCAATTGGGCCAGGCCTTTGCCTCGGGTGTGCTGCGTGGTGAAGAACTGAACTCCGTTATGGAGCAAGCGCCTGCACTGGCCCAGGCCATTGCGGCGGGTATGGGCAAAACCGTTGGCGAGTTGCGCTCGATGGGGGCGGCTGGCGAACTGACCGCCCAGGCAGTGGTTAAAGCCCTGCAAAGTCAGGTCGGGGCAGTGGATGCACTGTTCGACAAAACGGCGACCACTATTGGCAACAGCTTCACCAAAATTGGCAACTCTCTGACCCACTTTGTGGGCGAGCTTGATCAGGCCACGGGAGCCAGCAATCAAATCGCGACCGCATTTGTCAGCGTGTCCAAGGCTATTGATGGCAGCCTGCCGGGCGCAATTTCCGGGGTTAAAAACAACTCGGATGCACTTGCTCAGGCGCTTACTACTGGGCTACTCGTGGCCCTTGCCCGGGTTGCGGGCGGGTATGCACAGCAAGGTGCTTCAGCGCTGTACGCCGCCCAGGCAAATCAAACAGCACTCACGGCCAGCGCACGAACTGCAAAGCAGGATTTGTGGGCCGCGCAGGCCAAACAGATCGACGCCAAGGCCATGGTGGCCCGGGCTGAACTTGAAATTGCAGCAGCACAAGGTAAGCTCGCCTCCGACCGGGTGCGACAGACTTCCGAACTGGCCAATTTACAAGCAGTGCAGGCAACGCTTCTTGCTGAGCGCAATTTGGAACAACAGCGGTTACTTGCACAAATTTCTGCAAAGGGCCGCACGCTCTCGATTGCGCGTTTGGCGGAATTGCGACTGGCTGAAGTTGCGACGATAAAACAGGTCGAAATCGCCGAGCGGTCCCTCGCGGCCACTACATCGGCAACATCCGCCCAGATTCAGGCGGGTTACGCCATGCGTACCGCCGCGACTCTGGCTTATGGCGAAACAACTGCGGTGGTGAACGCTGCAGTTATTGCGTCCGATCGGGCGGCGGCCGCAGCAAGCGTTACCGCTCGAGCCTTTGCGGGGCTGCGTGCGGCGGGTGCGGGCTTGCTCACGTTGATGGGTGGCCCATTGGGGCTGGCCTTTATTGCGGGCGCTGTAGCCCTTTCATTTGTCGACTGGAGCAGCAAATCCCAAAAACTGATGGGTGATTTGAGTGATCTTCAAACCACGGTCGATCAACTGCGCAAAAGCTTTGCCGGGCTCAACGAGGATCAGCAGCGCGCCAAGATCAGCGAGTGGAAAGACAAGCAGCTTGGCGCGACGCTGGCGGTCCAGGACGCTTACGACGATCTTGAAACATCAATCAAGTCATCAATGGTCAGCTTGTCCAATGTCCGGTCCCCGGAACACAGCAAGCAGCTGAAAGCGTTTGAAGAGTTGTCGAGTCGCCTCAAGGATGCGCGCGCCAATGGCCAGTCACTGACGCCTATTTTGGATGAGCTGGCCAGCAACCCCGGCGTGCGTCCCGAAGCGGCAAGAAACTGGATTGATCTGGCCGGCAAGGTCGGTGATGCCCAGCAGGTTCTTGATCAAACAACCGAGCGCCTCGATGTGCTCAGCAATTCGCTCACCCGAAACACCACAGAAACCCAGCTCAACACTCAGGCCAAGGCGGGGATGACTGCCGGTGGACAAAAGTACCTGGCAACGTTGCAGGAGCAACTTAAAAAGCTTCAGGACAACGGTGATGCCGTCAAGGAAGCGACCCGGCACATTGAAGACCATACGGACTTATCTGAAAGCGACCGGATTGCCATCTTGTCGACAAGTCATGCGATCAAGGCGCAGACCGATGCCAACAAAGCAGCCACCAAGGCAACCAAAGACAACACCTCGGCGGTCAAAGCCAACCAGAAAGCGTTCGACAGCACCGAAGAGGACTATCAGCGGCAAATTGAGCTGATCAACACCACCACCGATAAGCAGAAAAACGCCACGGAAGTCGCCAAACTGGCGTTCGAGATCACCAGTGGCAAGTTGGTTGGCATCAATGCCCTGCAGCAAAAACGACTTGAAGGTCTCGCTGTAGAGCTGGACAGCCTGAAACAGCTGAAACAGGCCAACGAAGACGCCGCCAAGCTGGCTGCATTCGGAGCAACCCTGAAAGACACCAACCAAACGATCAGGCAGGGTTACAGAATTGAACTATCCGGCGGAGGCTCCGGCGATAAGCTGAAAGAGCGTCTACAGGCTGATCTGGAAATCCAACAGGAGCATGACAAGCAGGTCTCTGACCTGTTCAAACAGCGCAATGCTGGTGATATCAGTCAGGAGCTGTACGAGCAGGAAACCGAGCTGCTCAGCGAGGCACTCGCCGAGCGCATGGTGATCCAGCAGGACTATTACAACCAACTCGATGCAGCCCAGAGTAACTGGATGGATGGTGTAGGCGATGCCTGGAACAACTATTTGGATCAGAGTCGAGATATTTCCGGCCAGACCAAGGACATGTTCACCGATGCCTTCTCTGGCATGAATGACGCGCTGTACAACTTCGTGACCACCGGCAAGTTGTCCTTCTCAGATATGGCAGCGACGTTCGCCAGTTCCGCGCTGAAGATGCTGATTCAGTGGGGTACGGCTCAGGTGGCCATGGCTGCTCTGAACGCCTTCACCTCGACGGCAGCCATTCCTATCGTTGGCCCGTTTGCGGCGCCGGCGGCTGCGGCTTCCGCGCTGGGGGCCGCGGGCAGTTTCATGGGGATGATTGGCTCTGTGGCCGGTATGGCGCACGACGGTATCG